GGTACATTTCGAACAATCCTTATGTTAAGTCCTACTGTACATAGGCTAAATAGTCTAAGTACTAAGTATATATTAAATATTATACATAGTATATACTTAGTACATAGCCTAAGTAGCCTACATAGCCTATATAGATTTAGGGTATCAGAGAAAAACAAAGTTGTCAAGTCATTCTTCATCAATGTTACGTTTGCTTACAATGTCATCATCTCCTTCATTGATCAAGCGTACATTGCCAACAGCAGCGATCTCATCACGGACATAACGGAAACATCCATTGCATAAGTCAATGTACTGGTGTGTCCGAACACTACGCCTGGAGGCTTCATAGTCGCTAAGCGCTTCATTGCAGGAAAGGCATCTCATTTTCCATCATCCTCCATACGATCTAACAACATCATCAACTTAGGGTATAGATCTTCCTTAACATCTTCAGCATGGTTTACGTCATCCCATTGACCCCATGAAGCTGCTACGCTGGAGTCAATCATCGCCTCAATCAAGGCTAACATCATCTGTACTGTCTCTTTAGTCATAAAATACCCTCTAGGATCGATTAAAACAGGTCTACAAGCGATTCTCTATTCGAAGTCATTTTCGGACATCGCCGGAAACGTCTCAGGCTTTATTTGCCTCAATTGTATAGCCCTTATTTTGTACATGAAACGACTAGTTTTTTCTTGTTTAGCCCTGACATAGTCTCTAAGTCTCCCTCCTAATTCTTCTATCTCATCATCAGACCATAGATTACGTTGTTTTATAAGTTTCGCTTCATAGTAGGACTCTAAGTATTGTAGTCTTTCCATAGCAGTAAACAATTTCCTATCTCCTAATGCTGCGTTGCAATCCATACAGCAGGGCAGTAAAGCACATGGTATACTATGCTTCTTCCTGTAATCATAGTCTAGATTGTCCATAGACGACAAAGGCGGAACATGATCTAATGACGAAGCAGGATCGGCACAATAAAAACAAAAATATCCTTCATTCAAGAATAGTCTTTTATACTTGTGACCATGTAACTTATTTAGTCTTATCCTTTCCTTTGATTTTGCTGACATAGTGGCTCCTAGCAACTTGTAAAGTGTTGCTATTGTACCACACTAAACTTACATGATACTTACATTAGGGCATCTTCGATGCCTTGTAGAGCCTCTAATCGCTTTTGCTTTTCTGTGGTTTTCTTCAGTGCTTTAGGGCTAACCCAGGTATATGACGGAAAGGGCCATCGAGGATCGCCAGCGTATCGAATACAAACTAATCCTTCAGCATCTGGACCTTGAACGATCTCACATGGTTGATCATTGAATGTAAGACTCATTTGGTTATCCTATATTGTTTCCTGAATTCTATAGTGTCTAAGTCTGTAAAGGTTTCCCTGTAGTGCTCTGCCAATTCAGCATCAGATAGGTTATTGAATCCACCTTCAGAGAGAAAGCGAACAATTTCATCATATACCTCAGGAAACTTTACAGAGGCCACAGCATAGTCTAATTCTCTCTTAGTACAATCATAGAGTATGTCTTCTTTCTTCAGTATGGTTGTCATGATCTAGTCCCCTGATAGGTCAACGATAGGGTTAATAACGTATTCAGTTAGCTCTGAAGACTCAACATACTCTTCAGCTTTCGCCAGTGTATCAAAGCGATCTAGGTGAGTTAAACCAGAGTACTCAGGGTATCTATAGGTTAACAAGTAACCGACAATCTTAAATTCCATGAAAGCCTCATAGTGAGAAGAAAATCATTGCAGCATACAGTGCACCGAACAATGCACCACCTAAGACTAAGATTACATCATTAGACTTTGACATGATTAAGCCTTTGCAAGTTTAAGTCTGATAACTTTGGACATCTTTTGACCGTGAGCAGCGTAACCGATAACTGGGATTGACTTGTCCCAGCACTTGCGACAACCTTTACACTTACCGTCTTGCTGATACGCTGGGCATACACTGATGCTATCATCATTGTAGGATTCAGCAATAGTGCTCGACCATGGTGCGTCAAGCACCTCGCCAATAACAGAGTCGGACGAACGACGAACAACCACATTCGGCAATGCATCCATTTGTTCTAAGATCGATTGATACTTAGGGAATTTGTACATCCTAGTCGGTAACCAGTGTTTGACCCATGGTGTACGTTTCATAACCTCGAACATCTTCTCTGCAAGCTTGATTGTGTACATATCGCCAGAGTCAAACCAACGGAAATATCTGTCCGAGTCTAAGGCTTGAACCATATCATCGACCCAACTATCACGCTGCCAGTCTTCACGGTTATGCTCACGCGGAGCCTTAACGTTAGGGTAACGATAATTGCCAGTGGTGGCATAACAACCAGCGCAGGCTGCAACTAACTCGCCATTGTCGCCTACGGAACCCGGACATGTATCTAAAGCCTGCAGACTCCAAGACCGTATCCCGTCTAGTTTAGATGTAATCGAAAGCTTGAGCATGATTGTATCCTCAAAGGTTAGTTGGTCTCGTCAGTATAGTCTTAAACTATATACCCTACAGTGCGTAGGGTTTCGTCCTTGGTTAGATGTATTGCTTGCTGGTAATTTTCTCATGCCGGACAAAGTTGATGCTGCTATTCCATACAGTGCGATCGCCTTGCTTTGGCACTCTGATGGTTGATCTTAGTATGCCTTTGTTGATTAAGATGCCGTTGATCCTACCTTGCTTTGTGTATGCTGTGATGAACCTAGTGTTTGATGTTTTCTTTACTATGGTTACTAGCTTTAGTGCTTTGTAAGCTTGTTTGATTAATTGGATTAAGGTTTTCATTTCGTTGGCCCCTTTGGTTTTGACGGTTTCGACCTTGGTTAGATTTTGCATAGGCCAGATAACTGCATAGCCTTGCGCCAGTATTTAGCTTTTCTGGCTTCATTTGAGCGATCAAAGTGAAGGCTTTCGGTTATGTAATCGCCGGTTATGTAGTCAAGTTCAGGCTCAGTTGAAAGCCATTCATAAGTTGCACCAATAGCAGGTGAACATGAAGCGTAGCGAAACTTTCTCATTAGTTGGACTAATTCTCTAAAGCTAACTTCGTCTGTTGATTGATCTTCGACGGTTACATCTGGACAATCAACCACTTCTGTTAGATGTTCTTGACGTTCAATAAGTGAATGGACTTTAATCATTTTGTTTCTCCAGGTTAGTTGGTTAAAAGGGCTTTCGCCCTTGGTTTAGATTATGAAGTCTGGGTGATTACGTACTTTCAATTCTACTGCAACTGCAAGCATTTCGTCGATGTCTTTCTGACGCATTGCACTGCGGATTAATCCGGACAATCCAGCTGCAACCGCGTAGGTGTTGCCGAGCACTGCGTGCTTGCGGATGATTTCGATTTGTTTGCTTTGTGACTTGGTCATTTCGTTTCTCCGGTTTGTTTGTTTCGATGTAGTAATACTAAACAAGTGTTTTTACCTTGTCAATGGGGTTTTCAGTGTATCCGACGAACGGCAGACAATCCAGGATGAGCGGTAGTGTTGTTCGAATACAACATTGTTTCACGTGGAACCAGTGCAGATCGGTGCAAGCTTTGGAGTATCTTCTAAGTACTTCTGTGAGGTGCTCCATCGATACACCTTCGTAGCCTATGCACCAACCCAGTGCAGACTGTACAGATATACAGTAAACTACCTAGCCTGTGGATAACTCTACGATATCTGTGGATAACCTGTGGATAACTATGCCATCTCCTGTGGATAACTCTGTATAACCTGTGGATATGTTGCAGTGCAGCATAGGGGGGAGGGGTCTGGTTAGTGTTGTAAATGTTGTGGACCCCAATAGCCTTAAAAAAGAGCTAAATAGAACTGCCTAAAAAATAGGCAATTTAGGAACAACAAAGCCTAACCAGTCTATTTAACAATATCTAATATAATCAATAGCTTATAAACAAAGCCTCTGCGGAGCCTTTGACACCATGTAAATGGAGTCCCGCCATAGCCTCTAAAGACTGTGCAATCTGTGCTGAATACGTTGTAATAACCCTACAGTAGTAGTCAAGAGACTTTACAGCAATATCATTTGTATGCTACAATAAGTCTACTATGTAGAAACAATGAACAGACGATGTACTGACAATAAACAAAAACTTAAATTTTATATACTACATACAGACTTCATACTGACTACATAGTAGGAAATACATAAATTATATACACTCTTATGTCCTGCCTTCCGGCAGAGAAACTATATAGAGGGATCTGATGTCAGAAATTAAAATTACTTCTCTTACTGAGGATTGTTCGCTACCTTCATCAGTCAGCCAGGATGTTTTGGCAGTCAATGAAGAAAAGAAAGTGCCTGCAAAAAAGAAAAGATCTAGAGGTCGTCCTAAGAAGGAAGAAGTACAACAATACATCAAGAGACCTAAAAGAGGTAGACCTCCTGGAGAAGCAGCAAGGATTAAAGAATTCACTGCTTCGTTGTTGCTGACACACTCTAATGCGATCATAAGAAAGATAGTACATAAAGCATTAGATGATAATGACAAGGATCAGATTGCAGCACTTAAGATGTGTGTTGACCGGATGTTACCAGTATCTTACTTTGAGGATAAAGGACCAGCATCAGGTGCTAAAGCAATTACCATCAACATCACTGGTGTTAATGACAAACCAGTAGAAATGATTGAACATGAACCAGTTGACGTAGAAACTACGTTGATTGATTACAAAGAAGAAGATGGATCTACAAGTTAAACTACTTCCTTGGCAACAGGAAGTCTTCAAAGATCCAGCAAGGTTTAAGATCATCGCTGCTGGTAGACGTACAGGTAAATCTAGGTTAGCTGCTTGGACATTGATCATAGAAGCCTTACAGACTGAGAAGGGTCATGTATGGTATGTAGCACCTACACAGGGTCAAGCTAGAGATATCATGTGGGGTACGTTGCTGGAGCTAGGCCATAGCGTTATCAAGGGTAGTCATGTAAACAACATGCAGATTACGTTATTGAATGGTGCAATGATTTCACTAAAGGGTGCTGATAGACCAGAGACAATGCGTGGTGTTAGTTTGAAGTACTTAGTGATGGATGAGTACGCAGACATGAAACCACAAGTGTTCGAACAAATCCTTAGACCTGCTTTAGCGGATCAGAAGGGTAGAGCAATGTTCATAGGAACACCGATGGGTAGAAACCATTTCTATGAACTATTTAAGATAGGTGATTTAGGTAAAGATTCGCATTACAAGTCTTGGCACTTCACTAGCTTTGATAATCCTTTGTTAGATCCAGCAGAGATTGAAGCTGCTAAAAGTTCTATGTCTAGTTTTGCTTTTAGACAAGAGTTCATGGCTTCCTTTGAAGCTGCTCAATCGGAGATCTTTAAAGATGAATGGATTAAGATCAATGACGAAGAACCGGAGGAAGGTAACTACTTTATTGCGGTGGATCTTTGTGGTTTTAGCGATTCATCACAGACGAATCAAACGAAGAATAAAAAACTGGATGACACAGCGATAGCTATTGTTAAGATCAACACTAAAGGATGGTGGATTGCTGACATACAGCATGGTAGATGGGATGTCCGAGAAACAGCAGTGAGGATTCTAAAGGCTGCAAAGGACTATAGAGTTAATGCTGTAGGGATTGAGAAAGGTGCGCTGAAGAATGCAGTGATGCCTTACATGAATGATTTGATGAGAAGATTAAATTACTATCCTCGTATTGAGGAACTAACACATGGTAATAAAAAGAAAACAGATAGGATTGTTTGGTCACTACAGGGTAGATTTGAGCATGGAAGGATTGTTCTTAATGAAGGTGATTGGAATAGCAAGTTTGTAGATCAACTAATGCAGTTCCCTGACCCTAAAACACATGATGATTTGATTGATGCTGTAAGCTACATTGATCAGATACAAGTAGCAGATTGGAATCAAAACCTTGATGAAGAACAGTACCAAGTCATGGATAACACTATAGGTTGGTGACAATGAAATTTGAATCTGAAATTACTCCTCAGAATGCTCTTGTAGCATTTGTTATGGATCGCTGTAACGATTGGAGAAACTACAGAGATGAGAACTTCCTAGATCGTTGGGATGAATATGAGCGTTTATGGAGAGGTCTATGGTCTGATGAAGATAAGACTAGGTCTTCTGAACGTTCTAAACTGATTTCACCAGCGTTACAACAAGCTGTAGACAACAAACAAGCAGACCTAGAAGAAGCAGTGTTCGCTAAAGGTGTGTTCTTTGACATCGCTGATGATGTTGCTGACAACAACAAAGCAGACATTGAGGTAATGCGTACTCGTTTGTCTGAAGATTTTAAGAAAGATAAAATTCGTAAACAGATTGGTCAAGTAATGACCTTAGCAGAGGTATTCGGTACTGGTATCGCTGAGATCATTGTTAAGCAAAAGAAGCAACTAAAGCCAGCTACACAGCCTACAGCACAGCCTGGGTTGTCTATGATTGGTGTTAACGCTAACGTACGTGTTGCTGTTGACTTAAAACCAATCAACCCAAGGAACTTCCTTATTGATCCTAACGCAACAACCGTTGAAGATTCGATGGGTTGTGCTGTGGAAGAGTATGTTGGACGACATGCTGTTGTTCGCGGTATGGAAGATGGTGTTTACAAACAGGTATCTTTAGGTGATGCCTCGTTAGACACTGACTTAGAAGAGAACCAAGACTTAACTTACTACCAGAACGACAAAATACTTATGTTGAGGTACTACGGTTTAGTACCTAAGAAACTGTTAGAGAACCCTGAAGAGTATGCAATCTCTGATGAAGAGAAGTATTCAGACATGGTGGAAGCATTAGTTGTCATTGCTAACGGTGAATCTTTGTTAAAAGCAGAGCCTAATCCGTTTATGATGCAAGATAGACCTATTGTTACCTACCAAGCTGACACAGTACCTGGTAGGTTTTGGGGTAGAGGCACAGCAGAGAAAGCATACAACATGCAAAAAGCTGTTGATGCACAGATTCGTAGTCATGTTGATTCGTTAGGGCTGACAGCAGCGCCTATGATGGCTGTAGATGCCTCTAGACTACCAAGAGGACAGAAGTTTGAGATCCGTCCTGGTAAAACCATCATGGTTAATGGTAACCCACAAGAGATCCTACAACCCTTTAAGTTTGGTGTTACGGACAAATCCAACATAGAAACAGCACAAATCTTCGAAAGAATGATGCTGCAAGCTACAGGAACACTGGATACAGCTAACTTACCATCACAAGTAAGTGGTGGTGACGCTGCTTCTGCTGGATTGGCTATGGCTGTTAGTGGTATCATCAAGAAAAACAAACGTTCCTTAGTGAATTTCCAAGAAGATTTCCTTATTCCGTTCGTTCAAAAGGCTGCATGGCGGTATATGCAGTTTGCTCCTGACAGATATCCAGTACAAGACTTTGACTTTGTACCTACAGGTACGTTAGGGATGATCGCTAGAGAGTTTGAACAGGCTCAAATGATGGCTATGCTGTCTACTTTAGGTCCAAATAGTCCTATTGTACCCTTGTTACTGCAAGGAATCATTGAAGATTCATCGCTACCCAACAGAGAAACCTTGTTAACGCAACTTCAGCAGCTTTCACAGCCTGATCCTAACCAACAACAGGTACAACAACAGGCTGCACAGCTTCAATTAGCGGATGCACAGGCTTCAGTGCAGGAAAAACAAGCTAGAGCACAGAAAGCAGCAGCAGAAGCTCAAAAAGCTGCTGTAGAAGCTCAGTTAATGCCTGAAGAGGTAAGAGCTAAGATCGTTAACGCAGCAACACAGAACCTTCCTAACAACGATGAGACAGCAGAACGTGAGTTTCAACGTAGAATTAAGATTGCTGAGCTAATGTTGAAGGAAGAAGACATTAAAAGTAATGAAAACATCGCTAAGATGCAAATGGAGGCTAAGAAACAAGTAGATAAGCAATTCAGTGACGCTCTCGGTGAGTGATCATGGATGAAGAAAAGCTACTTCAGTTAGCTTCACTTGTAGGAAAGCTAAGAAAGAAAGTATCTGACATTGAAGACAAAGCAGATACGATAAAGAAACTACAGGGACCAAAGGGAGAGAAAGGTCTAAAGGGTGATAAAGGTGATCCTGGTAAAGATGGGTTACCTGGTAGAGACGGTGTAGATGGCAAACCTGGTGTAGATGGTAAAGATGGTAAACCAGGTAAAGATGGTGTATCAGTTGTTGATGCTTACATTGACATTGATAACTCGTTAGTACTTAAGTTATCAAACGGTATTGAGGTCAGTGCTGGTGAGTTACCAACTGATAACAAAACTAAAGACAACATATACGTACAGAACACTCAGAACTTCTCACTAGATGGTTATCCTGTAGCAACAACATTTCCAGTACCAACTTACTTTTTAGTTCAGCAACAAGGAGAGTGGAGAAAAGCACCATTCTCATACTTAAACACTTGGCTAAGCGAAGTAAACTACTTAGTCACTGAAAGCGGTGACAGAATGACAACAGAATCCGGTGATTACATTATCATGGAGTAAACATGGCTGACGTAAAAATATCAGCTTTATCAAACGCATCAACACCGTTAGCAGGCACAGAAGTTGTTCCTGTTGTACAAGGCGGTGTTACATACAAAACAGCAGTATCAAACATTGCTGCCTTAGCCTCTTCAGGGGTTACTTCAGTTGGTATGACCGTACCTACAGGTTTGTCTGTTACCGGCTCGCCTATCACATCAACAGGTACGTTAGCGGTATCATACAGTGCTGGTTACAGCATACCGACAACAAGTAAACAATCAGATTGGGATACAGCCTATGGATGGGGTAATCACGCATCTGCTGGGTATCTAACAAGTGCTACAGCAGCAACAACATATCAACCTTTAGATGGTGACTTAACTGCTATTGCTGGTCTGTCCGGTACGTCAGGATTACTGAAGAAAACAGCAGCTAACACATGGACATTAGATACAACAGCTTATTTGTCCGGTACAGTAGCAATTGCTAATGGTGGTACAGGCGGTACTACCGCATCAACAGCAAGAAGTAACTTATTACCATCATACACAGCTAATGCTACAAAGGTGTTGGCTGTTAACTCTAGTGCTACAGATGTAGAATGGATTACTGTATCTGGTGGAGGCTCTGGTACTACAACTAATGCAGCTACCTTTAACAATAGTGGTTCTGGAGATGCTTCAGGAACTACCTTTGATGGCTCAGTAGCTCGTACAATCAGCTACAATACGATTGGAGCACCGTCTACTACCGGAACTAACGCAACAGGTACTTGGAGCATTGATGTGCTCGGTAGTGCTGGTTCAGCAACTAACTTACTTGGTGGTGCTGCTAATAGAATTGCTTACCAAAGCGGATCAAATACAACAACGTTTATCACTGCACCAACATCATCAGACACTTACTTAAAGTGGAGTGGTTCTGCTTTTACATGGGCTACTGTGTCTGGTGGTACAGGTGGAGGAAGTCCTAACTTAGATGGCGGTACACCCAGTAGTAGTTATCTCGCCGTTGATCCTATTGATGGAGGAACACCGTAATGCCAGTTCAGGTACAACTTAGGCGTGGCACAACATCTGATTGGTCTACAGCCAATCCTACACTAGCTTCTGGTGAGGTAGGTGTTGATACGTCCTTAACTAAATTCAAAGTAGGTAATGGCTCTACAGCCTGGAATAGTTTAGGTTACGCAACCATTACTTTTCAAGGAGCATACGCAGGCGGTACAACGTATTATCCTAATGACATTGTAACGTATGATAACCAAACATACATCTGTATCCTACAAAGTACAGGTAACTTACCAACAAACACAACGTATTGGTCTTTGTTAGCTGCTAAAGGTACTGACGGTGCTGTAACACTAAGCACTGCACAGACACTTACTAACAAAACCATATCAGCTAGTAACAACACACTTACTGGACCTGATGGTACTACGCAAGTTGGTTACTTAAGCGCACCACAAACACATAACTCCAGTGGTAACTACACGTTAGTGATTGGTGATGCTGGTGACCATGTTTACTTCACTGGTGGCTCTACAGCAACGTTGACAGTACCTACCAATGCGTCTGTAGGTTTCCCTGTTGGTACAACAATTCTTGCGGTCAACAACAACTCAGGCAATCTTACGATCTCTGGTGCTGGCGTTACATTCCAGTTAGCTAATGGAACCACAGGTAACCGCACAGTAGCTACTAAGGGAATGGCATCATTGCTAAAGGTTGCTACGGATACGTGGTGGGTTACTGGGCCGGGAGTGACCTGATATGGCTGGTAACTTAACAGCGATGATTGCGTCTATATTTTCAGGTAGCGCAGTCACAGCAGATCCCTATTACGAATACACCACCCTGCTGCTTCCCGGTAACGGAACCAACGGCGCACAGAATAATACGTTCTTAGATGCGTCTACCAACAACTTCACCATCACCCGCAACGGCAACACCACACAAGGTACGTTCTCACCTTTTAGTCAGACGGGGTGGTCTAATTTGACTGAATGTGCCGCAGGAGGCGCCTCAAAAATTAGTTTTTCAGGGACAGGGTTGTTTGGTACAGATGTAAGTTACACAATTGAGGGTTGGTATAACTTCACATCATTAAGCGGTTCTGATAATACAAACCTTATTGCTTCTGGAAGCTATCCAGCAAGATGGGTTATTGATGCATATATTCAAAGTTCCACTCTTAATTTAAGAGTGGTTACTGAAAGCAATGTCATTATTTTTAACGGGTCTACGGTTTCTTATAAATTAGGCGATTGGGTTCATATAGCGATTGTCAATGACAATAGCGCAAATACATTTACCTTTTATATCAATGGACAGTCGGCTGGCTCAAGAGCAAAAACATCGCTCGGAACTTATTCAACGATAAATATCGCCTCTGGAAGCGCTAGTACAAGCACCCCGTACTATGTGTCTAATTTCAGGATATTAAATGGGGTTGCTCAATATACAAGTAATTTCACACCTAGCACTTCACCATTAACAGATATTGCTGGTACTGCATTACTTACATTTCAAAGCAATAGATTTGTCGATAATAGTTCTAGCCCCAAAACTCTCACAGTTACCGGTTCAAATAAAATACAAGCCTTCTCCCCATTCAACCCCACCTCAAGCTGGTCTGCTACGACTAATGGTGGGTCAGGGTATTTCGATGGGAGTGGGGATTATTTGGCAACCCCTAGTAATGCTGCTTTTGGTATGGGTGCTGGAGATTTTACTTATGAAGCGTGGATATATGTAAACGAAATTGTCCCTAGCGGTGGATCACGGGGTTTGTTTGATGGCCGAGTTTCCGGCGCAACAGGATGCGGGATTTATACAAGCGCATCTGGCGGATACACATCTAAACTGGCATACGCGACAAACAGTGCAATTGCGGCATCATCTACAAACGTAATTGTTCCATACGCGTGGACTCATGTTGCTGTGACTCGTAGTGCAACAACGGTTCGCGGATTTTTGAATGGCAAACTTGAGTTTACAATTTCGGACTCTCGGACATTTTCTTCAAGCGCCAGCACTAATATTGCATCAGATAGCGGTACAGCTTATTTTAATGGTTATATAGCAAATGCTCGCATCGTCAAAGGTACTGCTGTATACACCTCGGAATTCACTCCTCCCACAGCACCTCTAACCAACATCACAAACACATCCCTCCTCCTCAACTTCACCAACGCTGGTATCTACGATGCCACAAGCAAGAATGATCTGGAGACGGTGGGTAATGCTCAGATAAGTACGACACAGAGCAAGTGGGGTGGTAGCTCTATGGCGTTTGATGGGACGGGGGATTGTTTATTACTCCCCCCTAGTCAGTTAGTACCATTCGCATCCAATGAAAAGTTTACGATAGAAGGTTGGATATATCCGACGACTGCAACTTCTGGTCA